CGACTGAGGCCGCAGCAACCTGCATCGAGGCGATGGGCGAGATGATCCAGAACATGCTTAAAATCGCCGTGAAGGCCGAGGTCGAAGCAATCACCAAGTGGCTCAAGGCGCACGGTATGCGGCAGGTCGCCATGATGCTTGAGAAGGGAGAACACCTGAAATGAGCGAGCGAGAGGTCTGCACCATTACGATTTGCTTATCGCACGACTACAACCGCGAGCTTGGGTTCGAGCTTGAAGACGCTGTGAAGGAAAGTTGGAACAAGATGATCCCTTGGTTCACACGCCGACACAACATCACCAACGGCACTATTGATCTTGAGGGCGGCGCAGTTCGCATCACTTGGCAATACGAAAGGTTTGATGAGGAATGACCGACGTAGCATCAATCCTCGCCTGCTACCGCAGCGGGCAGATCAGCGAAGCGGAGATGGTGGACATCTGCCGCGAGTGGCCCGAGGTCGAGGTCGCATTGAACGACACTAGCATTACAAAGGAGAAGTGAAATGAAGAAGCTTATTATCGCAGCCTCTATGGCCCTGACTGCCACCTCTGCCGCAGCGCAGTACCAGATGACCCACTACCTCGTCGCGCAGTGGTATGAGAACGGCAACCAAATGTGCCGCTATGACAATGGCACCGTGCTGAACATGGGCTACCGCATCTGCCCTCTGAGCATCAAGGGCTGAAGCGACTGAATCGGCGAAGGCGGGCTAAGTCAGCTCGCCTTTTCCAAATACTTTCTCGACCAGGCCCTACAAGCCTGGCACTGATACCGCTGGTAGATGGTGGCATGAGTGCGAGCCAACCCGCGAGACTGCAAGCGACTTGATCCGCAAGCGCCGCACTTATCACGCTTGGTCAAAGCCAAATGCGGGTGGTTCTGGATATGCGGGCGTAGGCGATTATAAACCCGCTCGGTCAGGCGAACGTCGCCCGCGCAATACTGCGCCATTTTGGCCTGGGCCTTTGGGCAGCCATTGAACACATCGATCCATAGCTTGAAGCCGTCGTGCTTCACCTTTTGACCGAGCCCCAGCTTCTGCGAGAGATAATCAAGCTTGCCTGATGGGTATCCCATTTTGCGGGCGGTCAAGAACAGGTCGATCTGTGTCGGCGGTGGCGGTGGATCCATGCCCAGCAACAGGAACTGCCCATTGATCTTGGGTATATCAAACTTGGCCCCGTTATACGTAACGATAGCGTCAGCCTCGTTCAGCGCTTCATGGGTGGCCTGCATCATGCCTTCATAGCCATGCTCCCACTCGGAGTAGACCTTGACCGGCTGGCCCTTCCACTTCAGGCCGATGCAGTGAATCAGACGGCCACCTCGATCATCCGCGATCTGATTGGGGGTGATATGCTGGTCTCGCAACCCGAAGGTGTAGACCAGCATGAGGCTCGTCTCGATGTCCAGAAATAGGATTTTAGCATCTAGCACTGCGCGGCCCCTCGCCGTTTCAGTTGGGGCTGCATAGCACAAACAAACACTTGCTGGAAGAGGGCGCTATTTAGCCTCTAACCCAAGGATAAACTTGCGCCACTCTTCGGCTTTGATCGTGTTGTCTGTGCAGATGCGAACATCTTCCGGAAGGACGGTTACGACTTCCGACAGTCGTTCTGCTCCATCCAACTCGGGCGCTCCACGCACGGTCTTACCGTTTCCGGTGCCTCGATCTTCGGGGTCACGATAACCGGGGCAGGCTTGGCCCCGCACCCCGCCAGAGCGAATGAAACGCTCAGTGCGATCACGAGTAGCTTCGCGCTTTTCATAAACTGCATTGTCAGTATCCTTTGAGAGTTGCCGCAGCGCGGCCTCTTCGCTGTCAAGTGCCTCTTGACGGGCTGCCTCAAGCGCCTCTGCCTCGGCCTTCCAGTAGGCTTCAGCCTTGGCATAGCCCTGGGCCTCCCTGTGGTGGCCGTAGAACAGCACAGCAGCGATGCAGGCTATCGCGGCCCATAACTGCCAAGGAATGCGCTTCAGGAGGCTTCTGAGGCCGAAAAATAGACGGGCTGCGGTGAACATCACTTGCTATTCCAGAGATCAAACAGGCTGCGCACCTTTTCCTCGACCACGCCGAGCCGCACTTCCATCTTGGCGAGCACGATGACCAGCGTGACGAAGGCGAGGAGGATAGGCCAGATCGCCCCGATTATGGCGGCGATCTCACTCATCATCCTGCCCTTCCGGCACCATGACGCCGATCACCCCGGCGAGACCGGCGAGAATATCCCACGGCCACGGCAGGGCAGAGGCGACAGTAAACGCGCCGACGATGGCAACCCATGAGCTGCGCTCCTTGAGGCGCGCCTTGAGATACTTGAGAGCATTCATGATCCGCTCCGATACAATGCAGCTTCCGCCTCGCGGCGGCGGGTAAGACCGCGCAACACTTTGCCGCCAGCCTTGTTCCACATCAGGAACGCCTTGGCCGCAGCAGGGAAATCCCCGGCGTTGTGCTTGCGCAGGACAGTCGAACGGGCGAAGGCAGCGGGGCCGATGTTGTAGGTCAGACAGACCATCGCATCAAACTGTGCTTGGCTGGCGGGGTTGCCGCCGAGACCATCAAGTACAGCCCTCTCGAACTGAACAAGATGCTGCTCGAACCGCGTGTCGCACTGCTCTTTCGTCCAGACCGTGCCTTTGCCGATCTTGCCGCCATTGAACGGGTCGTTGCCGGTGCTGCCCCAACCAATCGTCCAGACACCTGCGGGGCAAAGATAGGCTTCGACCTTGCCATCAGGGCGCACCTTGGCGCAGCCCTCGAACTGGTGCATGAGATCAATGCCAGCTTTGCCGGTCTTGCGGGCGGGGTGGGTAACGGGCGGCAAGACGACCTCCGGCTTGACGGGAATGTTGAGAGCCTTGTCCACCTCGGCCATGGGATCAGGCTTGGCAGGCTTGGGCTTGGGGCGAATGTCGATATTGCGCCCCACCTCTAACATCCGACTAAAGAGATGGCGCATCATTTCGTCTTGTCCTCCTTGCCCTCCAGCCGCTTAAAGATCGTGCCGAGCGTGTTGTCCAGCTTGTCGAAGCCTTTCTCCATGTCGGACTTGAGGGCCTTCATGTCCTCGCGCCAATCGTCCTTGGTCACGTAGGTCTTGGGCATATCACGAACGTCGCTATCAAGACGCTCGATGGCCTTCGTCATAGTATTCAGCACCCAACCGCCGAAGAAGCCAGCGGCACCGAGAACGATATTAAAGAGAAGCTGATAATCCATGACGAAGGCTACCCAGTTCTAGCAGGAGACGATTATGCCCAGGGCAGGGCGGGGGTCACGACCGGCGGGTTAGCAAGCGCCGCGAGCTGGTTCGCCACGTTCTCTTCATAAGCCGCAACCTGATCTTCGCCCAGAGCATCCTTCACCCAGCCGATCACCTGCGCTTCGGTGAGTTCGGCATAGGGAGTGTAGGGCGCTTCGGGGTCGAGCGTGAGTCCGGCAGTGCCGTAGACACCGGCGGCGTGTTCACCGTCAGTGCCGTTGAGCGTCCAGTGGCAGACGAAGACAACGTCGGTGTGGCCTTCGTATTCGGGGTAGCAGTCGAGCTGGGCGACAGTCCAATTGTAGGTAGTAGCCATGATTTAGTTTCCTTCAAACGTGATGGTGGATGCAGAGATTTCCAGTTCAGCCACGCGGGCGCGGAGGGATTGGATTTCCTTGACGAGCATAGGCACAAGCTTGCCGTAGTCCACGGCCATCATCTCGTCGCTATCAGGTGACCCGCCGACAGCTTCCGGCGCGACTTCGAACAGTTCCTGCGCAACGAGCCCATAACGCTGTTCACTATCGTCAACGTTCCACTTAAAACTACGCACCTTGATCGCGTCGATTAGATCGCTGGCTTCTGGCGCATCGATGATGTCGTGCTTGAGGCGAGCGTCTGACGAGGTGTAGTAGGTGGTGGTGGTGCCATCTGTGCCGATATAACCGACGCGCCCGTTATCGTTGAAGAACGACATCTGGGAAGCAGCGCCCGTCCCCGCAATTTTAGTGGAAACGCCGCCAAGCGATTGAACCTTTAGGAACGATACGTTGTCAAACGTGCTGGAAGTCCCCACCAGCACGTTGCCGCTGCTGTTGATGCGCATCCGCTCGGCATCACTGCCGACACGGAAGATCATGTTAGATGTGCTGTCTTTCGCGTCGATGTATAGATTGTTATCCGTGAAGTAGGTCAGAGCCGCGCCAGCGGTAGTGGAGTTCCATGTGCCGGAAGCATTAGGCCACAGCACGCTGCCGCCGTTCTTGATGTTAAGCGCCGGGCCTCCTCCACCGTAACCGGAAGACAAGGAAGTTAGCCCGATCCCGACGTTGCCGCTGCTGTCGATGCGCATACGGGTGGCTGTGCCGTCATAAAACGACAAGCCAGAGTTGCTAACACCGACATCGCCTGCAACAAGCTGCCAAGTTTGACCGCCTGTTCCAGTATTCGAAATAACAACCCGTGCGCCAGCTTGGTCTGCTGAACGGGCATAAATCGCCGGTAGTGCCAAGCCTGTCGTGTCAGAAGTTAGTCGCCCATAACTACTAGGGGTGCTGGTCCCGATCCCGACGTTGCCGCTGCTGTCGATGCGGGCGCGTTCGGTGTCGCCCGATCCAAGTGCGAGGTAGCTATTACCGTTAACAAGGATCGCGTTGTCGGTTCCGCTCCGGCGGATATTGCCGATGTATGTGTCATCCGACTTGCGGAAAACTTGAAAGTTAGTTCCGCTGGCGGACGCATTGCTGTCCACCATGTTCAAACCCTGCGGGTAGCTACCACCACTATTCCAGCGGATTGAGGTGAAATCGCTACCAACGCCCGTGGCCGTGCCGATGAGGAAGCGACCTGCGCTATCAACCCGGAACCGCTCGACTGGCGAACCAATCCCTCCGCCTGTGGCGATGGCGATAGTGTTGGCAGCAGGAGCATAAATCTGCGCCCCACCAGTATTCCATTCAATAGTCGGAGCAGCGGCGGAAAGACGGATGTTCCCCGTAACATCAAGCCTGGTTCCAGGGGACACGTTGCCAATCCCAACGTTGCCGCTCGAACTCACATACATCCGACTGGCACCGTTGGTCGCAATGTAAAGGTCTTGCGCATCGTTGTAGATGGAGGAATTATTTCCACCAGTGGCGGATGAAATCAGCAAGTCGCCGCCGTTGCCGATCAGGACGTTACCCGCCTTATCGACCGCGAACCGCTCCGCCCCACCAACTTGCAGCGTCAACAGCCTGGACGCAGCCGCCGAGGCCGTGTCGGTCACATTCATCTTGATAGCGTTGAAGGTCGTGCCCCCAGCGCTCCAAGTGTCGGTCAGGTCATAGATAAAAGCCATACGCCACCTTTACATGAGTTTGTTGGGGTTTTCTAGCTACCCGTGGCCGAAGCGGTTCCGCCAAAGCTAACGGTCTTCGAAGGAGAAGAACTGTCCCGCGCCGCAAACAACTGCACTTCGTAGTCAGTGTTGGCACTGAGCCCGGTGACTGTAGCACCAATACTAATTGAGCCAGCAGTGCGGAAGTAGCGATCAAGCTCGCTGTCGTAATCGACCACGCAAGGCGAAGTCTCGTCGGCCTGCGTGCCCGCGTCCACGAAGCTGCCGCCCACGGTGCGGTAACGCCAGCGCCCAATCGCCCCGAAGGAGCCGTCAGGCGAGGCAGCAGCCGCCAAGATCGACAGCGGGGCCGAGAAGACGATCTGCCCACTCGATCCGGTTTTGACCGTCATCAGGTCGGAGATCGCCGTCAGCGTCGTGCCGGTCACACTGTTGAACGTGCTATCGTTCACGGTCGTGCCGCCTCCCGAACCAGTGTTAGGCGGAGAGGCATCAATTCGGGTCAGCACAATGCGGCTAGTGATGTCGAAGCTGTCGCGCGCCGACTTCACAACGATCTCGCCAGTCGATGCAATCGTCACACCTGAGGGGATAGTAACCACCCCGTTGGTGACGGTGACAGTCCCGCCCGTCACGCCAGTCTGAGACACAATCGACCAAGTCGAAGTCGAGGAGACATCCGTGCTACCACGGAAACGCTTGAACTGGATGTTAGTCGGGAGTTGGCCTGCGTCCAGAGCCCCCTGATAGTTGGCCGTGAAGGTGGCCGCGCTGTCAGCAGGTTCGTGACGAGGTATCGTGGCGGACGTAATATCGGCCACATCATCAGACCAAGAGGTGCCGTTCCAGCGATACAGAATGCTGTCATCAGTATCGAACCACAGATCGCCCACACCCTCTGCAACTGGCGCGGTAGCTGCGTAGAAGGTCGTTACCTTGCCATCAGCCGTTGCCTGCGCCCCAGCAGCGTCAGAAATGGCCTGCGCAATGGCATCGTCCTGCACTTCGATAAACGTGATGCCGTTGTGACGGTAAAGCTTGTTGCCATCGTTGGTGTCGATCCAGAAGTCGCCCAGCGAGCCGCCTGTAGGCATATTGTCCTGATAGAACGACTCGATCTTGCCGTCAGCAGTCGCCTGCGCACCAGCCGCATCCGCAAGGGCTTGCTGGGCGACCTCCAGGACGGCATCGTCGCCTTGCGTAATCATGTTCAGCAGCGGATCGTAAACAACCGGCGTGCGAGCCACGACAGGCGCAAGGTCGTCACGATCCCACTGGTAGATCAGCGGGCTTTCCTCTAGCAGCGCCAACGGCACGCGACCGTCAACGCGGACTTCCTTGGAGATCACGCGGAAGGGCTTTTCGTTGAAGCCAAGCGCCGAAAGCGTGATCGTGACGATGTCTCCGACCTCGCAGCCAAGCGCCTTTGCCGTGAACTCAGCCGATAGCTGCCCACGGAATTGGTGGCGCTGCAATACCTGCTTGGCGAGGCGCTGCGCCCGCCGCCCGTCCTCCACAAACGGCACATCAAACGTCATGACACGCTCAATGCCATCAGGAGAGGGCAGCGACACCTCCGGATATTCGGCCATCTGGTAGAGGCTCTGCGTCGAAGGATCGACGAACCTGCCGCGAATGATGTTGTGGCCCTGGGCGAGGCCACCACCGGTTTGATCCCAGGCAAACTCGCCCAAGAAGTCCCCATCCGTGAAGTCCAGCACCGGATCAGCGAGATCGTTCTTCAGCAGCGCAAGCGTCAACTTCCCGCCGCTATCCCGCAGCGTCCCGTTCATGCAGGCGAGGAACGTATTGATCGCATCCATGCGACCATCTTCATCCGACACCGTGCCGCTGGTGCGGTAACGCTTCTGCGTGCCGCCAATCGCAAGCGTGATGTCCTCATCGCAAATGTTCGCCGCCGTGATGAACGATTCCATGTCGATCCGCTCAGGCGGCACACCAGCGCCGACCGACAGCTTGCCATTGATCTTCCAGCCCAGCAGGAACCACAACAGTTGCAGGGCAGGATTGTCGTGATCGTCCGACCCCGCATATGCGCCCCAAGTCGCCTGATCGTTGGCGCGGTGCGAGCCGCTGCCACCCGGAACGGTGCTATCGAGACGCGGATCGTAAAGCGGCGCACCTTCACCGATAATGGTAACACGCGACGGCAGGCCCTGCACCAGCGGGCTTTCGGTCTTCTTGGTGTTGCCAGTGCGTTTAATGCGGATGCGCACATACGCGCAGCCCGTCAGGCGGCAGGAGCTATCCCACACCGTTCCGGCATTGATCGGGATCGCGTTGCCCGCCGTTCCTTCGGTGCGGGTCGTGACAGTTAGATAGCCGCTATATCTGCTAGTCACGCCGCCAAGGGCTGTCCAGGCCAGCTTCTCTTCGAAGTAGATTTCATCAATGCTGGCGACCTTATGAGCCGCCAATGCAATGATGTAGTCGATGAACTCCTGATCCGTCCCGCTGGCTTCGTGATAGCGCAGATCAAGCGGCATGGCGGTGGTGCCAAGAACCGCCTTGCGGCCCGTGTTAGGATCGAGCGAGACGTTCAGGCGCGAAATCTGCGAACGGGGAATCCGTGGGGTGGGGGCGAGGGCAGAAGAGGCCAGTGTCAGCCCAACCGCGACCATCGCAGCGCCGACCTTCATCCCCAGAACATTTAAACCTGGCGGGAGAAAGAATGATCCGATGATCAAGCCTACGCCGATGACAGCCCTGATCGTCTTACCCATGACCGACCCCCCAAGCCCTTTCCCACAGGCCACGCTTCACGCGCTCAAGGCCAACGTCCGACACGAACCAGGCATAGTCCCCTGCGACCACGCCCACGCAGTCATCCATTAGCACAAGATCGCCGCGCTGTGCGAAGCCAATCGGCACCTCAGGGAACTTCTCGTCCAGCACTTCTTCCAGCTTCTTACCACCAAGAGCGCGGGCAGAGCCAAGAGCCGTGTCGTACTTGCCCCGATACTCAGGCATGGGGTCAACACCAGTCAGCGCCTTAACAGCGCCCGCTGAGAAGGTGCAGCAATCGTCCACACCCCATTCGAAGGTGACGTTACGCTTACTGGCGATGTATTCGCTCAGGCGCGTTTCCCAGTCGCTTACTCGGGTCATCTCTTGTCCACTCCGGGCCAGCCGTCATAGCCTCCGCCGCCACCGCCGCCTCCACCGGCACCGCCGCTGATAACACCACCGACCAAGCCATTCGCAGCCGAAATTGTAGCCGCCGGGCTGTTATCACCTGAGTCGAATTGACTCTGCGCCAAATAGTTCTTGTTCGATGCGCCAGCCAATGTCACGATGTAGTTCTCAATCGATAAGGTAATGCGCTGCGCGCTCGGAGAGCCTGCAATCGTAATGTCGTCCATGTAGCCAGTATAATATGGTATAATGGAGCCGATCTGGTTCTCGTTTTCATCGACTATGTAGAACCAAAGCCTAGCAGTTCGGCCTTGCCACCGCCCTACATCCCCCAGAATGTTAAGCAGAGACGATCCTCTAATACGTATAAAGTCAGCGTCACGTTGCTCGATGATCGATTCGGCACGGTCCAAGACATACTCAGTCGCAGCCAAAATGCCATTCAGAGTAACGGAGACCGTGTCTGATCCGCTTTCGTTGTGTTTGACTGGACCGATCTCAATCAGGTTGTGGTCTATGCTGACGTAGGTGCCATCCAATTCAGCATCACCAGTGCCTGAGATCACCTTATCATACAGCCCCGAAGTGGCCCGCAGAACATCGCCTTCAAAGTCGGCGTAGATTAACATACGCCATTGAAGTACCTGCGCCTCAAGTGCCGCCTGGGTAGTGGCATCCACCATTAAAACGACTCTCTAAGCTCGAATGATAGCGAATAGACATCGCCAACACCGACGCTCAGGGCTGGCTCCTCGACAAAGTACATCAGGGCATAAGGGTTCTTGTACTCCACAGGAGCATTGTCTGTGGGCGCTCTGCGGATCGGAGGTTCGAATGTCAGCGTAGCGATACCGGAGCCATCGCTGGTCACATTGGCGGTCAACTGGACTAGCTGGTCTTCGATGGTGACGTAGTCGCCAGCCGACAGAACGGTGGTCGAATTGGGCCATCCGTCCGAGATGATGCTGCGTCCGGTTTGGCTCCCGCCACGCACCAGCACCGTGTTGGTCAGTGCAGATTGCGCGGTCGGGTGTACGGGGATGCGGAAATCATTCACCATCCCGCGAGCCTGAGCGATGAACGAACGCCAGGGCTTAACGGAGGCCGTCCCGACAATCGGGGGCAGCGACAGGCTACACTCCCACCAGCCGCGATTGGATGCGACGACCTGGCGCTCACCAGTCCACCCAGAAACATTGTTCTGAGCAGGCATCACCAGCCGCCACTGCATCCCGGACGGCTTCGGGGTCGAAGGGAAGGTAATCGTAGCCATTACATCACACCTGCCAATCGCGGACGCCGCAGAGTGCTGATCGTCCGCTGCTCTGCCGCAGCGACAATACTGGGAGCGGCCTCCAGGATGCCCTGCTGGACCTGACGGCGCACCGCCTCGGGATCGGTCGAACCGCGAGCGTCAACATTGATCGTAACGCCACCAGATTGCTGCGCATTGGGCGTGTTTTGGGTTGGGATAATCGTCCCAGACTTGCCTGGCACGAAAAGCTCCGGCCCCCGCTCACCGACAAGATACGGCTTATTTTGCCCGACCGATCCCCCCAGTGCCCTGGCAGGCAGACCCGTTGTAGGAACGCCAGTAACGCCCCCAAGCGTCTTGGTGAAAAACCCAACGATCTGCTGGACGACGAAAAGCCTGAACAGCTCCTCGATCACAGCATTAATGATGCCCTTCATTGCATCGCCGAAGCTTTGCGCTCCGGTGATCATGCCTTGGAAGCCGCGTGCGACGGCCATTCCTACGGCTTCAAAGGAGTTAACGATCTCAATATTCCTATCAATGATCTCTTGCAGAGCCTTGGGGGTTTTGACTTCTTGCAACATCTCCGGGAGGGCCATAACCTTTTCCCCGTCACGCAAAACCTTAATCATGCCTTCGGCAATCTTGGGGAAACTACCCTGAGCATTTTTGGCGCGCTCGATTTCTTGCCGATATTGAGCGGCACTGATCTTCCCGGCAAGAAATGCTTCTTTCGCCAAATCTAGGCGTTCATCCACGCGCCCGACCGATTCAAGGAACTTGTCCATTTCGGACTTCACTTCCCTGACTGATTTCGCAGTTTCTTTGGCTGGCTTTAAAAAGCCCTTGAGTGCGCCTGTGTCACCAGAAAGCGCCTTCAATGCCCTCTCATACTCTTTAATATTTTCGCCCTCCATGCCAAAGTTGGCTGCGGCGGCGGCGATCTCTGCAAACTGCTGATCAGTTATTTTGCCCGCGTCATTAAGGGCGCGCAGGTTGTCCAAAGCCTTAGAAACGTCCCCTGAAAGGGCCCGCGCAGCCTCGGCAGCCGATACGGTCTGACGCCTGATCGGGATTGCGATGGAGCCAGTCCGGTCGCCGGTAAGCCTTCGCTCTGTCCCGACATCAACAGTCCGGCTTGCGGCGGTCCTCAAGGCGGCCTGCGCTTCTTGCATCTTGATGCGGGCCTGCACCCGAGCGACTTCAAGCTGCGCTCTAGCAAGATTACCAGCCGCCGCAGTTTGATCAATCATCTTACCAGTGGTGAGGTCCAGCACGCCCCCAAGAATGCCTTGAGCCGTGGAGGTTGCATCACTAGCAAACTGAACCTTGGAGATATTGTCAGATGCCTTCTCAGCGGATTGACCGCTATTAAAAAAGCCTTCCGCCAACTGGCCCAATACCATCACGGCCACCGTGACAGCCGCTCCCCACGGCCCCGCCAAGAAGGTGCCAACACGGCCAGCGGTCCCACCCATCATGGACATGGCATAGCCTAATTGGCCGATCTGCTGGTTAAACGCCTGCGTTATGCTCGCTCCGGTGCTGACACTGGTAGCGAAGTCGTTAATCTGCATCCCGACCTGCTGCATACCTTGGCGCTGGTTGCGCAGCGCCTTGGATTGAGCGTCCAGTACATTGGTGTTGCCGCGAATAGCGCCAGCCGCTTGATTGAAGCCCGCGCCCATGCCCTGCGTTGCAGAACGCAGTTTCTGCATTTCAGCGTCGAGTGCGCCGACACTCTTAATCAGTCGGGCGACATCTGCCTGCCCCGTGACCTGTTGAGCAATGACAAAATCAAGAGTCTGCTGGGCCACGGTGCAATGCCTTCTTTGAAATAGCGCCTTAGCGCGGTGGCACTATAGTCGCTTTTGCAATAGCCCTCAAGGTTTGCTGCCTTTAGCCTTCTGGCGCTCGGCTTCTAGTTGGAAGTAAGCGACCCAAAGGTTGAACTCGTCTACAGTGATCTCCTCGATCTCAGCGATGGTCTTACCCAAACGATCAGCCAAGGAGATCAGATTGTAGAGGAAGTGGTCGTCCTTTAGTCGTTTCCCGCCTGCTCAATGCCCTCCGAGGTTGAGAGCATTTCACTGGCGACACGCGAGATGATGTGAACCTCCTCGCGCATCAGGATAGGCTTATCCTCAAGCGTGAAGTGTTTTTTGCCGTCCACATCTTCAGCCTTCATCACGATCAGATCGACCATGCCTTCAAGGCCAGCGTTCGACAGGAAGTTGGGGTGCTTGCGCTGAATCTGGTTCAGTTCTCTGGCGATGAGTGGGCCGAAGTAGACAGCCAGCGGCTTGTCCTCTTCGCCCCACTCAGCAACCAGAATCGACTTACGGCGCTGAACGCGCTCCTTGATACGTTCCGCAATACTCATACTCAGATCCTATGATTAGGCAGCAGTGCCGGTCGTCAGAGCGCCAGTTCCTTGCACGTTGATGGTCGATTCCACCATACCGTCGAATGAGCCAGTGATGGTCTTCGAGGTCACGATGGCCGTCCCCGACAGATAGGTGTCGCCAGTGGTCGAGCCTTCAGGGTAGAAGTTGATCGTCACCTGCGAGCCGACCGTCAGCGCAACCTGGCCGTTGGTGTCAGTCTCATCCCAGAACACATCAATCGAGCCGCTGAAGCTCTTCAGGGTAGTCTTGTGGGTGCGATAGGTGTCGCCCATCGAGGTGTCTTCCACCGTGTCGGCAGTCTCTTCGATGGAGTAGGAACGGATTTCAGCAACCGCGTTCGCACCTACCTTGACGGTGCCTTCGCTGCCAGTGTGAGTAGCCATCAATCAATCTCCGCTTGGGTCTGATCAGAACCCGTTTTCTTCACGGCCTTAGCCTTCGGCTCTTGCTGGCTCCAGCCCACACTCTCCAGATACCCCAAATCGGTCTCTGGTGCAAGTATAGTGGAACCATCCTTATAAAGAGGAACCATCTTCATCGTGCAGTCTCCACATCGCCAATGCTGGTCACATACTCAACCGTGTAAACCAGAGAGGCATTTCCAATTGAGCGTTCGCCCTCGACGTTGATGTCGATCTGGGTCTCACCCAGAACACATGACTTGGCTAGGCCGTTCAATGTGAAGTCAGCAGCGATAGCTTCCTCCACCGATACGCAGATCGTATCAATCGAATCCGAGACTGCTGTGCTGGTGCCACGCACAAAGATCTGCACTGCCACATTGACCGTGCGGTTCAGCGTCCGCGATCCAATCGTGATCAGCGAGCTGCTCTCGTCCATCGTGTAGACGCAGATCGCAGGCAGCTTGGCATCATCCAGCGCATACTTGCGCATCTTGTAGACGTTGTTGCCGACAGTCGGCAGGCCAGTCACAAGGGTCGCAACCCGATCTCTGATCTGTTGCCGAACGTGAGCCATTAGACCCTCTCCAGCAGAAGCGTCGAGACCCCCGTCCCGTCCGTGAGCGTTACGCGGATAATGTAGGAAACCCCGCCCACCACCAGGCTGTCGCCCTCGGCTACATTCGCCACATCGCTGGTGCGGCAGACGAATTGTGGTGCGGGGATGGTCACATCCAGCAAATCGGTCGCATTGCGGCTGGCTTGCGGATTGTCGAAGATGCCGTTTACGGTAACGGCTTGACCACCTACAGGCGTGTAGGTGGCTGCGGTGCCGAAATCATCGACATCGAAAAAGATCGCAAGTTCAGTGGCGGTCTCAACGGCCATAAACGGTTTTCCGTCCACGGCGCGGAGTCTGCGTCACCACATCCTCAACAGCAGTCGTGCGGATTTCTTCCTCATGATGCGGAGCGATCTTGCCCTGCGCCATCAGAACCTGAGCCTCATAATCAGGCAGCGAGAACACATCGCCGACAGCCTTGGGGCCGTTGCTGGTCACTACGCCGCGAACACACTTGTACTGCATGATCATTCCTTAGTGAGAGTGATGGGAGGGGCCACCCAACTGACCCCTCCCACCAAACTTACGCGCCGTCGTTGCCGTAGGCGAACGACACAGCGTGACGGACGCCAACATCGACGCTCTGGAGAGCCACGATGCGGACGGTGCCGGTGTTCGACGAGGTGTACGGATCGACAGTGATGTCGAGACCGCCCCACATGCCGATCAGCAGGTCGCTGAAGTTGCCGAAGTAGACGTTACCGGCAGTCGCCTGCTGCGAGACGATAAGCGGGTAGCCGTTGGCTTCACCACGCTCAAGCACGAACATGCCCGAACCAGCGTCCTTCGCCTTGGTCTTCAGACCGCCAGCGGTGGCAGCGTCGGTGATGTACGACAGGTTGCCCATGAGCGCGTTGTCAACAGCCACAGCCGTTTCCAGCGACACCATTTCGGCAAAGGTCGGAACCGCAGCCGCGAACGCCGTGACGGTGTTCACGCCCGAAGTGTTGAGGATGCCGGTCGGCTGGCCGCTCGAGCCCGAACCTTCCAGACCGCCCTTGTCGATGGCAATCGCCAGCGCCTGAGTCAGGTCATCACGCACCAGAGCCTCAATGTCCAGCGAGGACTGGAGGATCATCTGACGGGTCATGTCCGTGAAGGCACCAACGGTCTTCGGCGACATGCTGATCGCACCGAAGGTCGGTTCGCTTTCCGAAGAAGCGCCGCCCTGGGTGCTGATCCAGCCACCAGCCGAAGCAGTGGCCTTGGTCGGGATCGACACGTTGCCCTGAAGGCCGGTGAGCATACGCGCACCAGCAGCCATGACCGACGAAGCGTTACGCAGAACGTCCACGAACTCACCCGAAAGCAGGTCGGTGGCGACCAGTTCGTTGTCGTCGGTGGTGTTCAGGTCGCGCTTCCACGAACCGAGAATGTCGGTCGGGATCATGACGCCCTGAGCCGAACGGCCATAACGCTGTGCAGCAGCTTCCGAAGCAGCGAACTCGAAAGCAGCGGCTTCGCGCAGACGGCGGTCATTCGGATTGGCAAGAGCGGCGATGGCGCGAACGAGACGGAACTCCTTACGCTCCTTCCGGGTCAGGCCGATGTCGTTGTTCTCAAGCGGCTTGTCGTTGCCGATCACTTCGAGCAGTTCACCACGGAACTGTTCAATGCTCTTGCCCGACTTGATAGCAGCGTCGGCGAGGTCACGCTTGTTGTGACGCGCACCGAGATCGATGATGGCAGCGGCATTACGGGCAGCAGCTTCAGCAGCTTCGGCCCGAACCGCATCCAGATTCACTTCGTCAGCCATTTTGGCTTCCTTTCTGATGGATGGTTCAACGGTAGGTTTGGGTTCGAGAGCAGCCGCGCTACGGCCCACGCCGACTGACGGGTCAGCGGGGATCGAAACGACGGATACTTCCAGAGGGGACCAAGACCGCACGCGGTAGACATCCCGCTGCTTGTCGTCTCGCTCCATTTTGTTGACGCGGTAGCCGACCGAAATATTCGACCGAATACCATCGACAACATCCTGAAAGACCTCCTGAGCAAGCGCAGAGCGACCGAACCGGACTTTGGCGCGGAGCTTGCGATCCTCTGAGAGGCTCACAGATTCGATAACGCCGATCTGACGTTCCATGTCATGATCGAGCAAAAGAGGGGCGCGACCCGAAGCCAGAAAGCCCAGGTCAATAGCGCCAGCTTCGTGGACAAGGATTTCCTTGCCAAAGGACCGCTCCACAGGAAGCTCAGACGACACAGCGATGTGCGCGGTGCGCTTTTCCTCATCGATGGTCTTGGGCTCCATCGCAAAGGCACGGCGGCCAATCTCGCCACTGCCCTTGCGGTCAGCCTCAAGCATAGGCTCCATATCGTCGCTGTACTCTTCTTCTGCGTCTTCGGGCTCGACGGTTGCGAGTTCCGAAGTGTCAACTTCGACCTCAACCTTAACCTTCATGCGCTCTTCAAGAGACTCTGGCACAGTACGTTCCCCAGTGGCTTCTTCGAACTCAATAACATCAAAGTCTCGCTCACTCAACCACGCCCGCGCAGCAGCCACGCTGTAGAGTGCGCTATCGAAGCGAATAGATTGTAGCTCAGAAGGCCCATCGTCCATAAGACCAAAGATAAAATCAATACCATCGCCACCAGCGTCATTGTCGCGCCTAAAACCATCAAACCGATCAGGGTCCGCAAGTCTTGCAGCATGTTCATTAGGATACGGTCGATAGTCATCATAGCTTCTAATCTCATTGATCTTCGTGAGAGTCGAGAAGCGGTGCCCGACCATCACATCAGTCTCTTCGCCATTGCGGTACAGGCGAATAAGGGCAGCGGGGTCGTCCTCGGTCGCATTCAAAGTGAAATCCGTGTCAGGCACTTCCAACTGCCCTTCACGAACGATGCGCTCGATCCGACCCCGCGCCCGCCCCCCAGACGAGTTCCACGACACGAAATCACCGATGCTCAACTCATCAGCCGCAGCCCGCTCGTTATCCATACCAGCCACCTTGTCACGGCTCCATGCGAACCCGGCGTCACCACCCCAGAGGGCGTGTGCAATCCTTCCGTTCGAGGGATAACCATCTTCGCCAGGACGGAAGCCCACGGCCTGCTTGTCAACCTCATGGCGGCTAAAGAAGCTGAACATCCGCTTGACCGTCTCTTCCGACAGATTGCGTCCATTCACAATGTCCCGCGCCCGGGCGATCCCAACCTCGGTGCCACCCCGACCAAGCTCCCGCCGCCAATCCAGACCGCGCTGGGCCTCTTCGACCATGCCTTCGGTGGGCTTATACTCCGCCATCAGTCGGCTCCTCCGGCATTGGCTTCGCGGCCTCGTTCCCACCGAAGGGCTGGAAGGCCAGCTTCAGGCCCAGACTGTCAGCGAGTTCCTGATCGCGCTGAATCTGTGAGAAGGTCTCTTCGATGTCGCGGCCATACTGGTTCGACACATCTTGCATCGACATGATGCCATTGTGCATGGCGGTAACCGCAGCATTGATTTCCTTCTGCGGATCGACCCACTGCCAGCCACGCGGACGGAACACACTCGCAGTGAAGAACTTGTCGAAGCGTGTGGCCGGGATCGGAACAACCCCGAACTCCATCGCGTTCATCAGCCAAGCTGAATAAGCAGGCAGCACGAAGTGTTCGAGCAGGAACTTCTGCATCCGCTTGTAAGCGTCCCGCTCTTCCAGCGCGCCCTGGCGGATCGAGCTATAGGAAGTCCCCTCCAGATCGTTCGAGAGCGAGGCGTAGGAAACTCCCAGACCCGAAGCCAGACCGCGCAGGATGCCCTTCTCAAAGTCGGCAAAGGCAGTCGCAGGATGGTTCATGTCGAACGGCTTGAAATCCACCCCAGCCGGTAGCTGGTGGAACATGCCGGGTTCAGCATCGATGATCGGCACCCGACCATCGTAATCATCCGCCGGAACCTCATCCCCGCTGTCGCTAATGAAGAACCCCATCTTCGACGCAGCCATGCGGCTGGCGACGAGTTCCGCCTCGCGGTGAGCGTTAAGCATCTTCAGCGGAGCGATGGCCGGTGCCATCCACGGCTCGCCACGAGTCTGACCGGCACGTATCGGATCGAACACATGGATCATGCTCGAAGCAGGCACACGCTTGGTCACCGAACTGCGGATGCTCGACATGTCGTAATCGCCAGGGTGATTGGTCTTCACCCAGTATGCAACAGGCCGATTGAACTCATCGACCTCGACACCCATCCGAATGCGGTTGCCGTTCTGCGCAATCTCGTTCTTCTTCTCGTCGATCAAATCCGCTTCGACCGGATGGAAGGCAATCCCGTGCGGGAAGCGCCGGTTGCGCACGATCTGAATGAATGCCTCGCCGTCACGGGCAGTGGCCTCGATCACATACTGCTGAAGATCGACCCACGACCGGCGACCGTCAGCGGTGCAGTTCCCCATCAGGTTAAACTGCGCCCAAGCGTTCTCGATGATGGTGTTGCCGACCACATCCATCGAGCCGTTGTCGTTGCGCGCCTTGACCTGCAAGGTCATGCCCTGGTCGCCGACGACGTTGGTCTTCAGCAGCGTCAAGTAACGCTTTACATATACATCGTTGCGGGCCAGCTCGCGCGAGCGGTTCCGCATCAGCACCAGATCGGTGCGAAGCTCGCTGTCGGCACTGCGGTTTGACGAAGTAAAGTCAGCAAACAAGCGGCCAGTGTTGGCGGCTTGATAACTGCGCTTCTGCACACCCTTCCGCTCTACCGGCAAGCCGAAAATCTCGCGCCAGATGCTCATTGGAACCGAACCTTTACGCTGGTGCTGCTCTGGCGACCGTTTCTGATGTCGCTGTCCCGCTTTTCCTTCTTGACCTCGCGGCGGTAGTAATTGCGCCACTCGATGAGATCAGTGATCGACATCTTCGCCAGCGAACGGCCCTGGATGGAATAGGATGACACATCGCTGTCGGCGCGGCCCTGAAGGATGGTCTCAATCTTATCCAGCATGATCTCCGCGTGACTGCGGGGATCGCTGCCGTTGACATCGAGATCGGGCATCGCAGTAAACGTGCCGGTATCGACGACGATCCGGTTGCCGGTTGATGTCTGCGTGACCTCAAGCTGCCAGTGATAGTAGCCCGGGACGAAGGATTCGGACTGCGCACTAGTCACAGTGAAAAGATAGTAGCTCGGATTGGATTCCGTGGCAGTGATCTGGATTTCGCTGGAACCACCGCCAGTGATCCGCGCCACATAGGTGGCCGAATAACTAGCGGTCGGGTAATCCTCGACCAGATCGCTCCTCTTCCACTGGATGAAATCGCCGACCGTGACGGTTAGCGGCTCCCTCTCAGGGGCATTAGAAGCGTCGAAGAGATTAGCCATCCGTCACCGCCAATTATTCACGAACCCACCTTTTCGCCGCGCCGCCGCACGGGCGTTGACGAGCGGACTGGCTTCTTCCTTGGAAGCCGAGAAATCCTCACTCTTCTCTATATCAGAGAAATACCGTTTTGCAATGCTGTCCATGTTTACGTTCAGAATGGCAAGCGCAGCCATAGCATAAACGCGAACGTCCAGTGCCTCGTTTCTGGTGCGCGTTTTAATCCAGCCGCGCTTAGGGTAGCCCTTGTGGTAGCGGATAACTTGCTTTTCGGCGGTCAACTGCCTGAAATGCTCTTCGTCCAGCCGATCATGGAAGTGGCAATACCCGGGCCCTGCTTCATTCTGCCGCAAACGGGCATAAAACAGTTCCTTGGCCGTATCGACACCTACCGGATAGAGCGGAACCTTGCCGATGTTGTTCTTGCTGGGGCGACCGACAATCGGCTTGCCTTCCCCGCCAACGCCCTTGATGGCGAACACCCTGTGTCCTGCCCGCGTCTTTGCGTAATTGTAGACCGCCCGCGTATGGTGACCACCAGAGTCGATGCAGGTGGCCCTAATGATCATGGGCTTCCCAATCGGATGCTCGAATGTCTGAAGCAGCACATCATCCAACTGTTTCCACAATTGTGGTGACGAGGGATCGCCATGCAGAACCCGATAATCGACGCACCAGCTTTCCTCGCCAGCCCCCCAGCCGACTACCTCGATCTCAAGGCGGTCGTCCTGAACGTCTACGCCTGCCGTCAGAAGGGCGACCTCTTCCGGCACCCCGTCATAACTCTCACGCCGCTGGACAAGCTCCACATCGTCAACGCCCTCGCCCTGATCTTCCCACGTTTCACCGAGGAAGGTATTGACGAAAGTCTTCAGCCGCATGGGATCTTTCTTGGCCGCGAGGAACTCCTCGACAGCATCTGCCAGCACCACCCAGGGCGAGTAGAGCGCACTGAGGTGGAAGCCAGCCACCCCATTGAAGGGGCGGGTCGCCTGCCATTCGCCCTGTGAGATCGCCCGATTGCGCATCGCGTCTGACCAGCACGATCCGCAATGCTCGCACACGTAGTGCGGGCTCTTCGGATCAGACCATTGGACATTCGCCCATTTCAGTTCCTGCCGCTGCCCGCAATCAGGACATGGCACCATGAAGCGGCGCTTGTCTGATTCCTCATAGGCTGACTCGATCCTGCTCGCCCCCCGATTGGTCGGGGTCGAGACCTCGATTATTTTACGATTCCAGAATGTAGCTGCGCGGCGCTTCGCGAGAGAAATAGGATCACCTTCCTCACCCGCGCTAGCAGGGTATCGGTCCACCTCGTCACACAGGACGACCCGGATCGGACGAGAAGCAAGGGAAGATGGACTGTTAGCCCCAACAAGAGACAGAGCGCCACCAGGAAATACCTTGTGCAGAGTCGTATTGTTCGCATCTTTCGCCTTACTGTCCTTTACCTTGTCACGCAGCACGGGAGTGGAGCGTAACAGACCTGCGGTAACGCGGTCTTTCGAGAACGCCTGCGCCATGTCCACGGTCGGCTGCATCAGCAGGATCGGGGCAGGGTCGTGCGCCATATGGTAGCCGATGGTGTTCAGCAGGATTTCCGACTTGCCAAGCTGGGCCGCGCACATGACGACGACCTCCTTGACCGCCGGATCAGAACACGCATCCATGATCCCGCGCTGATATTCGGCACGGCTGGTGATCCAGCGCCCCGGCTCCGCCGAAGATTGACTGTCGAGCCGCCGTTCCAGATCGGCCCACTCAGCGACCGACAGCCGAGGCGGCGGTGTCAGGTGCTTCATCGCCTCGCCGAACCGAGCCAAGGCACCTTCGCGGATCGAGGGGTCGAGTGTCGGGGTCATTTGCCGACTGCCTGCACCTTGCGGGGGCGACCACGCTTCTTCGGGGCAGGCTTGGCCTCGGTCGGCTCATCACTTTGTACGGCTCCTGTGCGTACAGGGTCGATCTGCGGCTGGTAGTTCGACAGTTCCGTCAATGCCTCGCGCAATTGCTGCTCCAGCAGGTCTTTGACGATGCCAACGTCCGTCTCATTCGCCAGCACTGGCGCGATCTTTGTCGGCAGGCCGAGGAACTTCGCCTTCGCCGCCTGAAGCACGGTCTCCCACGCAGAGACGACATCGTCCGTCAGGCACAGGGTGCCTCTGATGCGGGCAAGCTCCAATTCGGCGATCTCAGCGTCCGCATTCATCTTGCGAGTGCGGGCAGTGTCGTAATCTGAGCCGATTAGGATGCCGCCAGTGGTCGGCTTGCGGGGTGGTTTGGCTTGGCTAGTCATAATGGAACCCGAAATAGCGATAAAATCGCGGGATGGCAATTGGCCGAAAATCCCCCGTTCATGGCGCAGGATACCAACATTCGGCGTATGTCACCAAAAGATGGATCGCAGAATTGGTCACTCTGCAAAAAGTTCGGGGTCCGAATTACCCGCAGGGCAGGGCGCTCTGGAAGGACCCGTTCGGTAGTGGCCTTGCTGTCATGGTCCTAGGGCGGGCAGAAACGGGCCTAGGATTGACGCAATCGCATTGCCCTATACCTACCTACCCCGAATCAATCGACGCAAACCTCGCGCCTCTGATCGCGCCATATCGCTGGCAAGGCAAACTCGCCCAATCTATGCGCGGGCTTGCGGATCGCGGGCAAAAGAAAAGCCCCGCCGGTTAGGGCGGGGCCTTCACGCTATCTTCTGGCATTCACTCGATCATGCCATCGACGATGCGGTTCGCTCGTTCGCATTGCGCGTCCGTCATGCTGCCGCAATCAGTTCGCGTTGCCCAAGCCGTGATCACCATTACAAACGCAAAGAACACTAATGCCTTTCCCATAATCTTACTCCCCAGCAACCTTGCGGCACTCACCCGCCCAATACTCGAAGTCGAAGCCCTGGCACACAGCCAGCGAGTGACCGTTCTTGTACATGCGATCAGCCATAGCCAGTAGTACTTCCAGCTCGTTAATGAGCCGCAGAGCCTGAGCGTGGCGCGGGCCTTCGGGGATGCAGTTATCGTTCATCCGAAATGTTTCCTCATTTCTTTATTCATAATTCTATTAAAGTGCCTCGGAAGGCTGACCGCTACCTGAGCCTGTCCGATCTCGAAGTAGCGATACCGTTTCTTGTACTGAGGTGCATTGGTGAATGCAAGCATCATTATGCGGCTCTTGCCACGACGCTCGGCGATCCCAATCGCCTCACCGGCATCATTGCGGGCGATGAAGAACTCCCTCGTCTTGCGCTTACCCTTGAAGACTCGCGACGCGGTATCGATGGTCGCTAGATCGCTCAAGGCCTGCGTGTAGCGGGCTCCAGTGATGTTGCCGCTGTTGTTCTTCTCAAAGGCGCCGCCCATCACCGTGTACTTGCCACTAGGCAGGATGCCGAACTGCTGGAGCCTACGCTCGCTGCGCTTCAGCGGACGAGAGCCGCCGAACACATGCGGCTTGATGATGTCCTCTGGCGACTTACCGACAGGGAAGCTCTCGAAGTAAATCCCCGCCACTTCGGCACCAGGTGCCATAAAGCCGGGCCTTGCCCGACCAGCCGCATACCGCTTGCGCAGCCCACGCTTGACGTACTGTGTCGGTCGGTCGAACGCACTGTCCATCTCCATGAGCTGCCGCTTGTGCAGATCATCGACGGTATCGTTCAGGCTGAAGATGGTGGTGCGGCGAATCGCGTCAGGCATTGACGCGAACTTCGCCAGCACCTCATCGATATTCGGGGTCTCGACCCTAACTGCCAGCATCTTCCTCTACCCCTTCCCACTGACCGCACCACGCATGTGGGCTGACGACAGGATGGAAGAAGCGGGGGAACCCGCTCTCGGGATCGATGTGAGTAAACTGCGGCGGCTGCTGCTGGCAGAAGCCGTGCTTGCGCGACTTTGCTGCCTTGTAGAAATAGCAGTTTGCGCAGGCTTCATCCGCAGCCATGTCGTCCTGTTCGCCTATAAGATTTTCGACTAGGGGCATTATAGGCTATCCTGCTCTTTCGGTAAACCCGCGCTCGACCTCGATAAGCTTGGTGAGGTAGTGCTGGCACTTCTCTAGGTCTTCGACACCGTTCTTGTCCTGATAGCGGGCGATGTAGCGAATGACATTTCCGCGCAGATAAGCCGCGAACTCCAGCGGGGTCATCCACGCTTCCATCGCGTCCCACGGCTGGATCGACCGCTTGCTGTAGTGGTCGCCTCCGACTTGGTAATCACGCATTGCCTTACTCCTCAATCGGATCGATCTTGGGCAGCAGTTCCTTCAGGAACCAGTCCCGCACCGCGAACGCAGCGACCATGTACGGGCCATCGTCCTGCTGGCCTTCAGCGATCTGACGGATGAACTCCTGATTGCCGTGAACGCGGCCCACGGTTTCAGAGATCAGTTTACGAAGCTTGATGTCGTCCATGTGATTAGTCCTTATCGATCAAAAAACGGAATATCGGTAAGCTCGTCATCGAGCTTGTCCTTGACCTTGCGGCTGGTGGCGACTTCCACTTGCATCACCTCAGCGCCAGGGAAGATGTCCTTCGCAGCCGACAGGATCGGGAAGTTCTGGATCACCTCTGCGATCTCGTCGAGGCTCCACACCTGTGCAGCTCGACCGTGACGTTCGACCTGGGTCATGTCGGCCTTGTCTCGCACCAAGATCACCAGTGTGCCATCCTTGAGTTCGAACTCCCACTGACCAGCCGGTAGCGGCCCCCTGCCCGATTCTGTGGCGATCTGCTCTAGCTTATCGTAAGCCCGCAGCATGGCCTCGCCCTGCACCCGCATCCGTTCGAGGTCGCGGGGAAGCGGGGAGCCGGTGCATTCGAACGCAGCGAGGTCCCACGACGCCTTCTGGCGCTTGAACTTCTCCATCCATTCGAGCGGGACGAGATAGGGGAGCCGGTTGTGGCCCCAGCGCCGGTTCACTTCCTTAGCCCGGGTATCGACCAGTGTGATCATGTCAGCGGCCTGCGTGAGCAACTGATTGCGGGTTGGCGGGGGCGCACCCATTAGTAGCCGATCCTGAGTTCGTCGGCCTGTGCTTGGTCGATCACGCCATCGCGCAACGCGAGTGTGATGAACTCGTTCCGCATGATGGGATCGGTTTGCTTACGGATGATGTCAACGAGAATGCCATCGATCAGACGGCCAATGCGATTTGCCATATCGGCTTACTCCTATTTGCTAGATCGATTCACTATTCGGTTTGCAGGGCTATCATCCAATCGACCGCGCCACAACCCCGACGGGTGGGGTGGGCCCCCAGCCCACACCCCCTTTAGGGGGTGGGAGTTACACCTCCGCAGACCTCCGCAAGTGTTTTCAATGGTTTGGAGGCGGACCTCCGCACCTCCGCAAGACACTTCCGCAACGGTAAAACAATGACTTATTGGCAGACCTCCGCAGATTTTTGCCGACCTCCGCAAAGGATTTATCCACAGATTAATTTGGCAACTCCAGTATACGAAGCCCTTTGACCTTGTTCCGGTGGTCGCACAGATCGACCTCCAGCATCTTGTTTTCGAGCCACGCGATCAGGAATTGCTCCATCGTTTTGGACCTGCATCCGACCGCCTTCGCCAGCACGCTGGGCGCGTACCGGCCAATGCTGCGAGTCTGGATCGCCATCGACAGCGGCTTGCGCTCGCCCCACGCATCCGCGATCAGGCCGAAGGCTTTGATGATCTGTTCACGGCTCAGGGTCTCGCTTCCCTCGGACTGAACAGCGCCCTCCTTCAGGATCGGCACCAGAGTCGTCTGCTCTTCTTCCAGACCAGTCGCCCAGCGCATTGTCTCCATCTCCATGTAGATGGGTTCCGCCTCTTCAGCGTCCTTTTGCTTCTCGGTCTTCAGGACCACGATCTTCTCGGTCTTGCTGACGCGGATCGACGCATCACACGCCCCCAGCAGGACCGTGCTGCCACGCATCCCCTTATCCTTGTCCTTGCCGCTGTGGTGGACGCCCAGAACCGACGCCCCAGCATATCTGCGGATCGCGTCGCAGGCCTTGACGAATTGCCCCATCGCTTCCTGACCGTTTTCGTCGGCACCAGACAGCGCACGGCTGACGGTATCGATCACGATCAGGCCTATGTGGAAGCCTGCGCGCTGGACTGCGGTATCAATCGTCCGAAGGAGCTTGTTGCGCTGGACCTCGTCCAGAATCTCGACCGCTACTGGCAGCAACAGGAATGGCGCTTCCACGCCCTCCATGTCGTGCTTCATCCTCCAGCCCTTAATGCGCTTGCCGAGACCTCTGACGCCTTCTCCTGCAATGTACAGCACGCCCGTCGGCCTGACGGCCCTTCCGTGCCATTCCATGCCGTGCGCGAGCCTGAGCCCCATGTCGAGCGAGATGAAGCTCTTCCCCGCGCCTGGGTCGCCGTACACAATCGTCAACCCATCCTCGACCAGCATCTCATGGATCAGCCAGGTCGGCGGCGGCATGGCCGCGATCTGATCGATGTCGAAGAGGTCGAAGACTTCCTCGGGATTGATCATCTCGGATGCGACGGGCTCTGGCGCTGCGTACTTCCTGCGTGCCCCAAGAAGGGCAACCTGCATCTCCCTGCGTGTCTCCTCGACTGTGTAACCAGCCAAGGTGATCTCATGGGCCAGCGCGAGAATCTCGGTGTCGGTACGGCCATTAGTCGCCAAACTGGCGACCAGCCGGATCATGTGATTGTGCCACTGATCACCGGCCTGGCAGGCAGCGATCATGGTGTTCACATCATTCGGACGCTGCACCATAGCCTGAAGGTTATTCCGTAATTCGGTGGGTTGAATTACGGAATCCACCTGCGCTGGCGGCATGGGCTGGGCCGGATACGCGCGGGCAAAGACCTCAGGCGCAACCGGACTGCGCTCGTCGGGGAAGTCCGTGCGGAAGCTGGTGACCTCGATGGCATAGCCCCGCTGCATCTTCTTCTGGGCCGGATAGGCGACCGTCCCTGCCATCCGCATGACACGGCTAGGGTTGATCACACTGTCGCCATCCAGCCTGTCGGCCACGCCCCGCTGCCGCATCGTCCACTCGTCCAGATTGCGAACAGGCTCTTCCAGTTCCCAATAGAGGTGGGCGCGGCGGGTGGGGATCGTGCCGGTGGTGACCGTCATCGTCGGCGGGCAATCCACCATCTTGCTGCCCGCTGCGGCGAGAGCATCTGACCTGTCGAGATCGGCGAACTGCCAGAACGCGATTTCCACATCCGTGTCGGACGGGAAGCCCTTGGTCTGCGGCTTACGCGGGTTGACCCCAACATAGACGTTGTGACCATCCGCATTCATGGTGGCCGCGAACTGGGCGGCTTCCTCGACCTGCTTCGGGTTGTTGCCGAAGAGCGCGGTGTTGTTGAGCTTCGTCTCTTTGCCGTAGCGGATTTCGATCAGGCCCTGCGGATACTCTTCGCGTGCCTTTCCAAAGAGATGCTCAAGGAAGTTATGAATTATCGTAATGTCAGGACTAATCATAGGATTCCCACCTTGGGAAAAAGGGGCAGAGCGAAACGATCACTCTGCCCCGAGGTAACTTAGAACTCAACTCCGCTCGGCGCGGTCGGGGGCGGCGTGTGAGCCGCTGGCGTATAGCTGGGTGCCGGAGCGGCGACCACAGGAGCAGCGGCAACAGCCGGAGCGACCAATTGAGCGGGGCGATCAGCCCACGCCACGATCTGAAGATCAGGACGGTAGGACGTTCCGTGCTTACCGGTGATCGGGCTGACACCCACGGACTTAACAACCGGAAGCTTACCAGCATTGGCACCCTTGTGGGCTTCCCACTGATCGTAGAGCGTGTTCATGGCCTCGATCACGACCCCAGCCGTGCTGCTGAACTCACGCAGACCGTTGAGGTTCTTGTCGCTGTAGAGGTTAAGCTGGAAGCCACGCTTGTAGCCCTCGCCCGGATTGGCGCTCATCTGGGTCAGGGACGGGTCCATGACCTTCGAGGGAGCTTGACCAGCAGCGAACAGGAACCAGCCGGTCTGGAGGTTCTCCATGTCGAAGATAGCGGTGAAGTCGGTGACTTCATACTCATCCCCGCCGCCGTCCGGCTTGGTGTAGAAGCGGCCAGCCTTGGCGTTATACTTGACGTAGGTGACGAAATCACCGCCACCGCCAGGTGCAGACATAAAGCCCATAATCATTACTCCTTACTCATTACTCGTTCGCCGCTGAGAGCCAGCGGCCAGCCTACTTGGGATTAGCCCCAAATCTCTTGTGCCACAGCCCGTGCGCTGGGCTCGTTCCAATAGAAACTCGACATATCAGGTGCCAGCGACCGCGTCAGGCGCTCGGCATCATCAGACAGACTCAGGAAGTTCTCGATGGACTGTGCCGCCCGAACGAAGCTGGCGAGGTGCTTGTCGGCATCCTCCAGCACATACACCGCGATCTTCTTGTTCGACAGATAGGCGAACCGCATCTGCTGGTTGCTGCCGTGACGCAGGTAGAGCGCGCCCTGACGGGCATGAGCCTCGCTGATCTCGGACGGGACACGGCTGGTGGTCTTGAGGTCGAGGATGATGCCGTGCTGCGGCCACCAGAAGTCGAGGAAGCCCAGAACCGGAACAGCGACACCAGGGATGTCAAGCTCCAGCCGGTGCTGCCTGTAGACGCCCTTCTCTGGGTCTGGGATCGACGGCACGCCATACTGCCGCAGTTCTGCCAGCCCAACCTCGACACTGCCTGCGATGGTCGCCCGTTCCTTGTCGATGTTCGGATGGGCGCTTAGACGGGTGTTGCGGACGAAGCTCTCGTCGGCGATCTTCTGGCACTCTTCGACCGGCATTTGCGGATCGAACAACCCTGCCTCGATGCCCGCCTCGATAGCCGTACCACGGTGAGCCGCAGGGCCGACCGGAGTGCGCTTCTTCATCAGATAGGACGCACACCACATGGCGGGCTGTGCGATGAACAGGTTGACGGATGATGCGGACAGATGCCCGATGCCGTGTTTCTCAAACGCGTTTGTCATTGGCTGTTAGCTCCTCAATCATAACTTCTACTCTGGCGGTCTCGGCATATCTCTTCGTGATCTTGGCGAAAGCGACTTGGCTGTCGTCCTTGAACGCGACCTCGTTAAGGGCATCGCCGACTGCCTTCAGGATATTGTCCCCATCCGGCTTGCCGGTGTGCCATACGGTGCCTGTCAGGGCCGCTTCCCGCTTGGCCTTTGACCATGACTTCGGGATCGGGAAGAACGCATTGACCAACATGTAGACCGGCCCCTCGATCAGCGGGCGACCATTCATGGCCTGGTGCCCCGCCATCGCAACCAGACCTTCGTAGGCGACGGTCTTGGCTGGCGTGTATGCCCTGCCGTTCCCGAAGCGTGCGCGGCCTTTTCCTTGCGGCAGGCCTGGCACCACGAAAATCAATGCGTCTTTCATTCTACCCCCATAGGCCAGTGCGGATCATCTCGTCCTTCCGATCAGGACGACGCTGAAGCTTGATCGCCTTCATAATCGCTACAACCTTCTGGCGGCTGCACTTGAGTTCCGCAGCGATCTGATGGGCCTCAAGCCCCCGTTCCATCATCTCGCGGATGCGCTCGTTTGATGGACGCTTCTCGGGGCGATTACCCCTCATCGACGCGTAGTCTGGGGCCGACTTGTTGGTGAAGTCAGGTGGAAGGCGAATGGGCTCCTCACGGGTGCCAGGGTTGCGTCCCTGGCGTGCCCAGAGGATCGCATCAAGCAGCATCTTGCTGCCGTTTTCCATGTGTTGACGATTAAGACGGTCAGACTCGCAGATCGAGTCATAGAAGTTACGCTTCATCTGAACCTTTTCGATGATCATTAAACTTATCCTATTTTGAGTTGGTGGGGCGCGGCATAGAGAGGAGGGCTATACCGCGCCCCTGCGCACAAGTCAGATCGGGAGGTTATCCGACCGTGCTGCAATCTTGTTCGTATTCGGCCATGAACCTGCGGATTTTGTCGTAGGTGTCAAGTGTCGGTCTGCGCCCCCTGACGAACTTGAACCAGAACGAAGGATCGCCAGTGGCGTCCTTGCTGAACTTGCTGCCGCTGATCGAGTGCCTTTTGCAGAACTCCACGATGTCGGCTTCCAGTTGCTTTGCTGTATCCATGCCCCCTACCTAATCCCGCCATCCATTGCTTGCAAGCAAAAAGTGGCTTGACGGTCTGCCCATCCACATTTATCCAATGTGCATCCGCAATGGAGATTAGCACTATGAAAATCGCAATCGCACAGATCATCGATCCCACCGCCCGAACTCGTCGCAGCAGCGATAGCGTGTGGCCCCTGCGCCGCGCTGACGGCCAGACCTATGCCGAAGTGCAGCCGCACTATCAGCGGAAGGAAGTGAAGCAGTGAGCCACGAACCCTTCGACCGGGCGGCCAGCATCGCTTGGGCCGTCATTCTCTGCCTGCTGGGCGCGTATCTGATCGCGCTGGGGGCTGTGATTTATGGATGGAGCAAGTGAGATGGAAGAAGCTTGGAAACGTTACGCGGCAGACTTCAATGCGATGACCGACGAGAACATCAAGGAAGAAACCGAGCGGTGCCGCCGGGAAGTTGACGAGGCCGAAGATTGGCTTGAGGCGGTTGCCTCGTGGGAGGCGGCAGGCAAGCCGCGCGAGGCGGTGGCCAATGGCTGACAACCGAGAAGAATTGCTGGCGCAACGCGCTGAGATCGACGCCAATCCGGCTGCGCTGGATGCGCAGCCGGATTGGATCTGTTCCGGTATTCCCGACGAGGCCGTCGAGGCTGGGATCGCTGCGTGGGACAAGGCTAAGCACGACCTCGAAAACTACACCAGCGGTGAAACCGCAGACTGGGACGAGGGCATGATCGTGTGCGCTATCTACAAGGCTATGGCCCCTCTCGCCCCTGCACCCCTGCCGACCATTGACCCCGCGCAGATCGCGGCTACGCTGACGAAGGCGCAGAGGGAATGCGTCATGGTCTTGTCCGATGAATTTCAGAGGCCGCCACGTGGGCACGCATATTGGGCCGCGACCATGACGTATGGATACAAGCTAACCCAATTTCGCTACGAAACTTGGGATAGCCGAAACCGCATTTACCGCCTGACCCCCTTAGGACAGCAAGTCCGCGCCCACCTCATGTCGGTTATTCGGAAACCAACCGACATTGCGACGGATGATAACCGACTTTCGCAGGAGACCCCCGCATGATCCCCGACCGCTACCTCGCCAAGTGGGCCGAGAGACAAGCTAACTACACAAGCAAGGAGAGGACCAATGACTGACAAGATTACAATCAACGGAGTTGAGTATGTCCCCGCTAACAGCAAGCCCGCTGGCAATCGTGCTGTGGTCGTGGTGGATCGCGGTTGGATTTTCGCTGGCGATGTGACCCGCGAAAACGGACGCATCCTGCTCACCAACGCCCTGCACGTGTTTAAGTGGGAGAGCGTTGGCTTTGCGGGGATGATTGCAGACCCGAAGAAGGCGAAAGCAGACCTGCGCCCGATTTCAGACGTTGACATCCCTGCTGGGGCTGAAGTGTTCTGTGTCCCCGTCAAGGAGGGCTGGGGACTGTGACGCCCCCCAACTTCATGCCAGTCGGCAACGGCTACGGCTGCGGCAACGGCTACGGCTACGGCTACGGCAACGGCAACGGCTACGGCTACGGCTGCGGCAACGGCTACGGCTACGGCTACGGCTACGGCAACGGCTACGGCTGCGGCTACGGCTACGGCTACGGCGACGGCGACGGCTACGGCGACGGCTACGGCTACGGCGACGGCTACGGCTACGGCTACGGCAACGGCAACGGCTACGGCGACGGATCGGTCAGCAATAGCGACAAGATTAGGGGGCTGACATGATCCCCGACCGCTACCTAGCCGAGTGGGCCGAGAGGCAAGCGGACTACATGGCCGACTGCCGCCGCCGCGCATGGATGCGTGAGCATATGCCCGACCTGATTGATGAGGAGAACGACTGGTGAGCGATATAAGTCAACTTGGGCTTGCCCGCACCAACTATTGCACGGGCTGCAAAGCACGGCAGGACACCATCGAAGCCCAAGCGGCTGAGATCAAGCGGCTGCGGGAGGTGCTAGGACGCATTGCGGAAGAAACAGATCACGACTGCGAAACGATGTGGGTTACTGACATCGTCCGCGCCGCATTAGGAGAGACGAGTGGTGAGTGAGGAACTAGTGAAGCAGGCGGTCTCCTACGCCATCGCTGAGACAAGGAAGATCGTAGCCGAGGAATACGAGGCACAGGCGCAAGAAATCGAGGAGATGAGGAAATGACGGATATCGAGAAGAAGGCGCTGGCGCTGTTGAACGAGGTGTGGGCGGAGCGTGGGCGGACCGTACCGCTCGACCGTTTTTCGCGCGACAACTTCACCATCAGCGAAGCCCTCTGCCGCGCCATCGAGCGGCACGAAGCCTTCCGGCAGGAGGTGAGCGACGCGGTGGAGGCTTATAACGACCTGTGGCGCAAGCGTACGCCCGGACGCGACGAGTTTATGGGGCACTTTATCCGCTTCATCATCGCCAAGCCCGATCCGCTGGTTGAGATAATTGCTACCGCCCTGCTCGAAGGTTCGCCGTTCTATGAAGATGGAAGCCACAACTACATGGGTGAAGCAAAAGTAGTGGCTGCTGCCATTGAGAAGCGCGGCGGCAAGATCGTGTGGGGGGAGGCGCGCTGAGTTTGCGCGGGCGAAGCTGCTTTACCGGGGCGCTTCATCACCTCTGGCACCTCGCTGGCATACCGAGGGCGCGACGTATGCCGCCACCCCGCGCCGACGCGCGATGAATAGGAGATGATGATGGAAGCTGCGATGATCCTCATGTTCGCTGGCGGGCTAGCGGTAGGTGGGCTTGCTGGCCTGTTGCTTGGCCCCGCGAAGGAACGACTTGAAGCGGCCTATA